AGGCACAAACTTACTCACAGGACGACCCAAAGAGTCGTCGAAATACACTTTCTTGAAGGTACTGCCCGCCAAAGGCAAATTGAACAACATCTGATCAAATTCTGGCGTGTATTCCTCCATCACGTTAGTGATGTAGTAATTCATAAAATTCTTTACGCGTGTAGCCTGCTCCGACTTGGAATGTGTCATTGACCCAAGCACCGTGGTACGCACCGGACCATCCGCAGGCAATAGCTCATTGAACGCTTGTGCTTGGAACTGTACTGCCGCTTCAGCAAGCAATGGGTGCGTGACGCCTGTAGCGCCTCTGAAAGGCTCTGTGCGCTCTTCGTAGTTGAAACCTAATAGCTCTAGGCCGTCAGAGTATGCCTCTTCCCAGTCGTGCCTAGACGCTCTGTTGGCGCTGTATTGGTCCATCAGATCGTTAGCAACAACAGCAAGCTCTGCGTCATCCATAAATTCGGCAAGATTGTCAAAAAAGTCGTCCTCACGATCTTTGTTACGCAAAGGGTCGAAGTCAAAAGTCACGCCACCGTCTTCGTCCTGCGTGATTTCGATGCCCTCTATCCGCATCGCCTCGTTTGTTTCAAGGCCATTTGGTAACGCCTCTACCTCGACCGCCAATAACTCGGATTCATCAAGGTTCATGCCCTCTCTGTCCATCAACGAGACAGGTGGTCTATCGCCATTTGCCATAATATTTTCCTACGGTGCAAAGTCACCGATATCGGGGAGGTTTATATCACCAAGAGGAGGTAACCCCTGCTCTCTCCGACGCGCGTTAACGTCCCTAAGTTGTTCAATGGTCATGCCATATTGAGCCGCTATCGCATCTTCACCTTGCCTGCTCAAATACAGGTTTATATCGTTTTGTTGCGCCGCGTTTTGGGCAGCGTAGTAGTCCTCTACCGGACCATACTGCCTCTCCCACTCAGCCAAGGCTCGTCGATAACTTTGCTGTCGACCTATTCCTCCACCGCTTTGTCTGACCGGAGGCGGCACCGGATAAAATCTTGTACCAGAAGTAATATCGGTCGTTTCCCCCGTACCAATGGTTGTGGTTTCTTGCGGCCTTGCATCATCCATCATCGGGTCCGGGGGCACATAGTCTTCAATAGGTCCATACATTCGCTCGTAATTGGCAATCGCCTCGGCAAACTCTAAGCGACCATAGCTGCCTGTAGAGTAATTCTCAGACTGCGGAGGAGGCGGTGGATCAGAGGGCGTGCTGGGCCGTGCAAAATCCAAACTCAAAAACGGCATCGCACCGGCAGCGACGGTGGGCCGGTAGATTGGCATCTGATACTCACCTTGAATGGCATCACCAAAGGGATCACCAGTAGGAGCAATTTGCATGCCAAGCGTTGGGGCATATCCGCCTGTTTGCGGGGTAATTTGATCCGAAATACCAAAGTCTACCGTTTCACCAGAAAGCATTACTGGGTCAGGTAGCTGGGGTGTCTCAGCTATAGGAGGCGGTGTAAATACCGGCTCTTCTGGCACCACGACCTCTGTCGGTGGAGGCGGTGTGTAGACCGGAGGCGGTAATGGCGTTTCTTCGATAGGCGGCAACGGAAGTTCTGTTGGCGGCTGCACGACGTCTACCGGAGGCAAAGGAACAGGATCAGGCTCTACCGGGGGTAAAGGGAGAGGATCAGGGTCTACCACAGGCGGAGGCGTCTCCATCACCGGCGGAGGCGGAGGTGGGGGCGGTGGCAGAGGGTCTTGTACAACCGGGGCCGTAGGTGCAGGAGTAGGTGCAGGTGCAGGAGTAGGTGCGACTACGACAGGGTCCGGTTGAGGGTCCGGCGCAGGAGTAAACGGAGCCGCAGTAGGTGCGCTGATGACAGGATCTGGCGTTGGTTGATCGAAAGCTCCCAATTCATCTGCTCTACCATCACTGATGTTTAAATCAGCAGCAGTGCTTGGCGGCGGTAAAATCGCTTGAAGCTCCTCTAAAGTCGTTGGTTCGGTAAGAACGGCCGGTCTTTGCAGAGCGTTCGGGGCATCCGTGCGGTAAGCCTCTTCTCTTGGCGACCTCGCTCGACCACCACGCCGCATCTCCACCGGCATTGTTCCACGTGGAACACCGGCCCCGGCTAGGGGTCCCGACGTGTTGTACTTGCTGAACAAGTTGGTCAGACCGCTGATGTTTCTTCGTCTCATATTGTTCACCATACCACCGTTGGCGTATAAGTTGTCAGTCGGGTAACCGGCTTCTTGCCGCAAGCGAAAAATTCTTTGATTGACTCGATTGAGTGACGCTTGAATTTCTGACCGTTTTCGAGAACCTAGTTTGTCCTGCCGCAAAGCTCCAATCATGCCGTCTCTCATGGAGAGAAGATTTGCTGCCGGGTCCTCTGTGGGGACGGGTTTGGGTGGCCCCATTCCGGGTAATTCCATTTGCGGATCATTAGGGTCGTCAATAGAAAAAGACGGCTGGCCTTTACGGCCTTCGGCCAGCGAATAAACAAGCCCGCCTTCAGGTAACACCATTTGTTGAGTTTCTTCAGGGAAAGTGCGCTGAAGTTCTTCAGGTGTAATCGTGCGATCAGACGACCTCGCTTTGCCTTCTGCGTCTCGGTAAACGGTGCGGTTGGACCCGAAATTGTCTCTGCCCAATACTCCCTCAAATCTTAGCTGAGTGTTGCGTGCCTCGACTTCGCCCGGATTTCCAGCATACATTTGGTAAGCTTGGCTCTCTACCTCTCTTAGTTCTGCTTGCTCTTTGATCAGCGGACGTAGTTGTTGAATGCGATCATCAAATGCACCACTCAACTGTTCTGTAATTTGCTCTGAATTCTTTACTCCCAACTTTCTTAAGGCGCGGTTCAGGCGGATTAATTCTTTATCAGATCCACCATAATTTGCAGGGTTAGATAATATCGCCTCTCGCCTTTTTTGAAGCTCTTGCAAAATACCTTCTCTGGGAACAAAGTTTTTTGGCATGTCGGCAAAAAACACTTCCGGTTTGAGCCTTTGTAATTTTTCTGCTCGGCTTTGGCGCTGAATTTCTTTTTGCGATAAAACCCCGCGTGCTAAATCATTTTCTTCTTCGGCCCGCAACTTGAAATAACTCACGATTCTGTTTTGGGTAAGACGTAAATCTTCTGCCACAGGCAAATCTTGTAGTTTTTGCAGGGGTGCTAGGCTTAATCCGCGCCGAATAAAAGCTTTCATAGAATCTTTTATTCCGGGTTTTTCTGGCAGGTCAAACTCCACACTGAGCAAATCTTGCTTCAAAGTTTTTTCTAAATCCGACAGCGCCTCACGATTTGCGCTACGTCTTTTGTCAAAGTCAAAAGGCTGAAACATGCCCACATTAGCGCCACCGTAAGTCCCTTCAATGTCTTGTATAGCGTGCTGCACTTCGTGCATCAACGTACTCATCATCTGCCTGCGCCCGTCCGGCGTATTTTTTTGGCGAGCAAGCTGGATTACTTTTTCTTCCGGGTTGTACGACCCGCGTACAAAAATTTGCAGTGGACTCGTCGGCCCAACCCGAATGTTTTTTAGTTGTGGGTATTCTTCAAAAAGTTCAGGGAAATCTAAAATTTGATCTAAAACCGGGGATGGGAAAAGTTGCAACCCGTCTTTGCCCGCTCGTTCAGGTCTTTTTGTGAAGCCGTAAGTATTTAGTTCTTTTTCGTTGTAGTCCGAATATCCGGGTAGTTTAATATACTCTTGATCGTCAAATTGATTTTTTTCGATACGCAATCGTTGCAGGTTAAGCAAACGTTGCTCAGTTCGCGTTTCAGGATCTAAAATTTTACCAATTTCTACGTCGGGGTCTTCGGTTACACGCACCACTGACGAAAACTTCGCGTTTTGCATGGGTATTTCATAGCGAACCTTGCCGTCTAAGCTGGAACGATAGGCTTGGTAAGTATTAGCACCCGCTTGTCTTTCCCAGCCCTCCGCAGGATCAAGACCCGCCTCTTCCAACATGGCGACAGTTTCTTCTGCTTGCTTTCCAGACTTGCCGCCACCACTGCCAAAAATACCAAAGCTGGCTCTGGGCACGTCGCTTACAGCACGTCCGACAGCCAAAGGCGTCGTAGCCGATAAGAAGGCGTCATAAGGCATGCCCGTCATGCCGGTTTCAGGGTCAATAACACGCTCACCGCGTAAGCTTGCAATACCAGAAAGCTGGGCCTGTTTCGTTAATGTTTCGGGCACCGTGCGCAGCGTTTCAATTGCCTGCGCTCGTGTCTCCGGAGATGTGATCAAATCCCCAGCAAAATCAACAGCTTGAGAGAACCCACGAGCCAAGGGCATGTTTGCTCGAGCTTCTGGCCCCGAAGTTGCCTCCTCTGGACGCATAAAGACGCCCGGACGAAGGCGTTCTTCTATCCGCTCGTCAAAGCCAAATGTCTCAGGGTTGTATGTTTCAATCGCGTCGCCTAGCTCACGGGCGGCGGGCATGACCACTTCGCGTCGACTCGTGTCAAAAAGGTCCGCAGCGCCACGAGCCAGAGCCGTGGGCAGACCTACTCGTTCGGATACCATAGAGGTGGGGAACCCCTGTATCGCATCACCGCTCGCGAGCAGATCACGAATCTCTGGGTCGAAAATATATTCCTGCTCTGCCTCAGACGCCGGGATGACCTTCCCAAATTCAAACTCGCGTTCAGCCATAGTATGCCCCAGCCGTGATACTCACCGATTCGTCACCGTCTTCCCAATCGTCAGTAGGCAACTGCACGAAGTTACCCTGCCGATAGCGCATCAGCGCCTGTGTGGTGCTGTCCACCAAGTCGTCGTGAGTCCCGTTAGGAAAAGCAGCGCATTCTTCCACCACTTCCTGCGCCCAAGACTCGTCCGGTGCCCAGATCATACCAGCTTCAAATAGCGGAGATATACTGTGTACCCTAGAAAGCTTGTCATTACCACGGCTTGGCGTGAAATTCACCACCGGAATGCCCAATTGACGCAATTCCTGAGTCAGAGGGGTCCCTGATGCCTTCGCTTCCACAATAACCGTCTCGGGTTCCCAAAATTTGTAGTGCTCAAGAGCAATTTCCTTCAGTTCAGGAAAGTCCCACCGCCCTTTCTTAGCATCCAACAAGATTAAATGCGCCGGACCACCAATTTCTTCGGGATAAAACACGCCCCAAGTGGTAATCGCACTGTAGTCAGCGGTTTCTCGCTTACTAAACGCCGTATCGTAGCTTTGAATGACGTACTGAAGGTTCGGAATCGTGTCTTTTTCCCAAACGTTCCACCATTCGCGCTTCAAAATAGCCAAAGTCTCGGAGGTGGGGTTTTGTTGGTACTGAGCGTTCCACTGATACGCCGGAATCGACGCTTTTACCGACTCCAACTCCTCCTTCTTCCAAAATTCAGGCCAACATGGCTCGCCGGACTCGAAAATTGCAGGCAATTCAAGGACTTCCCACTGATCTGCAAACGGATCTTTCGTCATTTGACGCACCAAATTGCCCGTCATGTCC